TCTCCAATAACTAAGACATTCCTAGTTTCTTGTTCTCGCAATTTTTGTAAAGCGATTATCTCGTGAGGTTTAAGTCTGTATCTATTACTTACTTTCTTTTCCAAGATCTGCTAGTGATTGTCCACCTAACATTGCAAGTAAACTGAACCAAATCTTTGAAACAGCTTCTTCATCAGCTCCTAAGAAGTTTGCGATTAAAGGAACAACAATAGATGAAATTCCTAACCATACCTTCTTAGATGTAAGAAGCTTTGTGATAATGTACTTTTTCATAATTATTTATTTTTGATTATTAAATTAATATTTTCACCGCCTAAATTAAGTATTTCTTTGATTACTAAGTCCATAGCTAAGCGAGAGTTTTCAACAATGTCTTGTTCACGACCATTCCCTACTAGAATACAACCGCTTGTATCTTTAGCTGTGTTTCCTCTATGAAATAATATATAACTTCTATTTGGTACATCTTGAACTAATAAGTGTAAGTAATCTCTTGTTGCACTTTCTCTTGCTAGTCTAAGTCTGACTTTGTATTGACCTTCAGGAATACAGCTTATGTTTCTTTGATTATCTAACCAAGGGTTTTCTAAGGTATCACAGAAGCTTTCTCCATTGATAAACAACTTGCCGATAGTTGATTTATCTGTAAAGGTATCTCTAATGATTAGAAGATTAACGCCCTTGACCTCTATAGGTTTGTTTGTAAGCATTTTGTCCTTTTGAAGCATTTTTAGAATGAACTCCTTTACGCTTTTTCCTATTACTTTTAATATGAGTAATATTAATCTTTCTTGCCATCTCTTTTTCTGTAGTGGTACACCCATTTGTCTGCTGTATATAGTATTGATATTAATAACAATAATATCTTTAGTAATAATTCTAGGTTTGTAAATGTCGTAACGCTAAGAATTGCAGCGTTTACTCCCATTACTTCTCCTACTTCCTCTGCTACTTTTTTTATCGGCATTGTTCAAGTATGATTTTAGTTTTGTTATGTTTTTTAGTTTTGGCTTGTAATGTTTCTTCATTCTAATCTAAAAAGTTTCTTAATGTAATTTTCGTTCCTTGTTGTTTTGGTCTTTCAAGGTTCATTCCATTATAGTACGAATTTTTGTCTGCTGAAATTTCAGCTCCACTTGCTGTTCCATATTCAGGAAAGCTACTTGAATTGTTAGTGATATACTGTATCATTCTTTCGGTAAAATATTCTGCATTGTTCCTCACCTCCTCTCTGAGGTGTTGAGCTTCTTCCGTACTTAAAGCATTTCCTGTTTCTGAAGTCTTAGAATAGATGTTACCATTTTCCGTTTTAAATCTTAGGTAGGGTATGCACATATGAAATGCCCACGACGGAAGACAGTCCCCTATATATTCATCAACTAAAGTCTTGTAAGCTCCTGTTAAAGTTCCTGCTGTTATTTCAGCTTCTAACTTTTGGTAAAGTGGTGTGCCTAGCTTTGGCTCTATATAAATACGCTGTGCCTGTAAAATATACGGCAATAAGATTTCAGGGTCTACATTTAAGTTAATTGCTGTGCTGTCTTTCAGCTTTGCTTCTGATATAAATAATACGTATGCCATAATTATCTTGGTTCTAAAAATCCGTTATTCTTCATTCTCTTTGGTGGTCTTGCTACTAACTTATCGTTTCTTTCGGCTGTAAATCCTTCAGATAAAGCTTTAGTGTAAGATATTGCTTCACTTGGCTTGATATTGCTCTTAGCTCCTCTTAAAGATGTTTTATAGATTTGTCTCAACCAAAAATGATGGCAATTTCCACCGCCCTTGTAAAGCCATATAGAATATGTAGCTGCACCTCTTGGTCCCCAACCTGCGTTTACAGCTCTTGAACCCATTTGTATGATATCCTCTTTTCTATAAACTTTTCTAGCTGACATCATTTTGCTGCAAAAATCTCTTGTGCTTCCTTCTTGACTTAGGAAATTATCTTTAGTATAAACATATCTAACTTTATAAAACTCGTTATCTGACTTATTTGTTCCATCTTGCTCACTTCTAGCGTTTGGTCTAGCTGTACCTGTTGATGCTAATTCTGTTTTGTCATTAGCTATATTGTTAAGCTCATTTTCAAAGTCAAAATCTTGATGTTCTCCGTCTACTATTTCTTCTTCTATCAATTCCCAATCTTCAGAAATATCTTCACCAAATTCTTCAATAAATTTATCAAGCTCAGTCTTTTCACTTGCAAAGTCATCTCTTACTTCTACATCTGCTAAAGGCTTTAAGCCAACTTCCTCTCTTATTTCATCTTCCGTCATAACTCCTTTTAAGTCCTCAGAAGTAAATTCTACTGTAATAGGTTTTAATTGAACAAACTGAACAGGTAAGTCCATATTGTTTACTGAGAATATAGTTTGTAAAGTATTTAAGATATGTAATTGAAACGGCTTTACTACTGTATTAAGATAGAAATTTCCTGCTGCATTAAGTTCATCTACATTAGAGCCAAGCCCTGTATCAGATTTAATTCCCATAAGCATAGGACTTGTTACTCTGTGTCCTGTAAGTATGTTTTGAACTAATAGCTCTTGTAGTGCTAGGTATTGCTTATCAGCATCGGAAACGCTTATAGGAGTTATTTCAGGTGTTCTAGTCTTATCGTCTGAGAATGTTAAAATAAACTTCCCTGAGTTAGAAGCTCCTGTGAACTTCTCTGTTAAACTTTGTTCTATCTGTCTTCTTTCTTCTTGCGTAGGAATACCATTAGCAAAAGAAACAAAATAGCTCCCACTAAATCCATTCTCTATATTGTTTAAATGAAACTCTGCTACCTTTTGGTCTACTAAAGCCCAATTGTTAGCCGCTAGGTAATCAGGTGTATGGTAGCAATCCATATTAGGACTGTATGCACCTGTGTAAAGTAATTGACTTCCTGAAGTCCTATCGTTCACATTAAAAGCATTAATAGGATAAGGTTTATTTGACCTAGTGTTTGACCAATCAGCACTTATATAGTAACAGTCTATCTTACCCATCTCATTTGGTCTTCCTGCCCTTACACGCTCTACAGGCACATGATAAACCTCTGCTATTTCTGTTCTTTCTCTATTCCATACAATGTGTAAAGCGTAAGCTCCCTGAAGTTTAAAGTCAAAAGCAACTTTCTTTATTACTTGATGTAAGCTTTCATTTGAATTAGCGTGTCTTAGAAACTTCTTTAATTTAACATAAGACTCTAAATTAGTATCTTCTTCTTCAGCTATTAAGTCTTCACCTGCTATCATTTCAGAAGTAGCGTTAATAATTGCAGCGTGTGTTGAACTGTTATAGTAAAGGTCTATAAGGAACTGAGGATATAGGTTTTTCCAATCCTCTGTGCCGTACTCTATGTAGTCCCTTCCTCTTACTTCCTGTACTATTGGTGCAGTTGAAGTTTCTAAGTTAATGCTTAAAATTGTATCTTTCATATTTATATGTTTGATAAGTAAGTACTTACATTAGCTGTAAGTGCTGTGCTTTCTGTATCGTATATTTGTACTTCGCTGATTGTTCCATCATAAGGATTAGCATCTGTTGCTCTTACACCTATTGCGTTAATATTAGCAGTACCTGCTAAAGTTTCAGTATCTGCTTGTGCTACTCCATCAAGATAAAGAGTAATTAAGTCAGAAGAGTTCCTCGTAACTACTAAATTTAAAGCAGTAATCAATGTACCACTATCTATCGTCATATCTACTTGTGAGCCGTCTGTTTTAAATCTTAAATTAGTAGTTGATGTAATTTTAAAAAATTCGTTTGTAGTAGTGTTAGAACCGATAACAGCTATATTAGACACATCAGGCTCTAACTTTATTCCAACAGTAAAAGCCCCACTTAATGTAATATCACTAGCAGCTTGTAAATTATTAGTATCAGCAGGTGTGAAATCAATATCTCCTGAATTATATGCAGGTTGTTCACTTGCTGTAGCTTGAACCATATTAAAGCTATTAGAAGAACTATCAGCCCAAGCTGAAACATCAGAACCATTTAAAGTTATCCCTGTTTGATTTTTATACCACGCTTCTAAGCCTGTTTCATCAGATGGCTGCCAAGAACTCCCTAAAGCTTTTGAGCTTACTAAACTTAATGCTTGTTTAAGTGCTAACATTATATAACTTGCTCGTAGTAACAAATAGCTAAACCACTACTCAAATTTATAGCTGTACATTGAAGAAATAATGTCGTTCCCGCAGGGATAGTCGTATGCAGACTTGATGCTGCTGAACCTGTGCCTGTTTGAATATTAGATGCAGCTATTGAAGCTATTACACTTTCAGTAACAAAGTGAATTGCATAATAGTCTTTTCCTGTCATTGCTGTTGTTGTAATTACATCACATCTATTCTTTCCTAGTTGCTCAGTTAATAATTGTTGTACATTTTCTATTGCCATTTTATTTTATTTTATTGTCCGTAATATATATAATTAGTTCCACCTGTTGGCTCTTGCCTTTGAGTGTATTGAACTTGTTCTGTTCCGTCTTTTTCTGCTAGATACATCTTGCCCTTAGTAACTAATCCCTGTACTACTCCTTTATCGTTAGCAACAGGACTTAAAACATCATCTTCATTTGCAGGTGCATTACCTGAAGAAACTGTTACTGTTCCTTTCCAACTAACCTCGTAAATTTCGTACTTCCAATATCCTGAGGGAAACAACTTTGTTTCACCTGCGTACATATCAGGGCTTCCACTAGAATAAATCAAACCTATTTGAGTGTATCTATCATTAATAGTTTCAGCACTACCATAAGCATAATAAACAGCCTTATCTAAGTCATTAGTAAATTTAACTAAGTGTCTTATTTGAGTAGAAGCAACGGAAGTGGCTATGCGATTATCCTTAGTTTGCACATATATCACGAAAGGGGTTTCTGTTATTGCTTGTATCATAGTTAGTTTGTCTGTTATATAATAGAAATAAGCTGAATTTATTTGTATTCAGTTAGTAATAAAAAGAAAAAGGTGAACCGAAGTCCACCCTAATCAAGAAATATATAAGAAAACTACTAAGATTAAGCTGTAGTAGGGAAAGTCCCTGCTTCATTAACAAAGCCACTTTGGTCCCAAGGAGTTGTAGTATAATCTTCTAAGAAAGCGAAAGGCAATGCTTCTAAGCCGTCAAATGTAAGAGTATATCCGTTTCTATCACCAAATGCAGCACCTGTGTCCATAGTACCTGCGTTAAGTTCCAATCCATTTGCCATTCCTAATGCAATAAATACATCGTGTCCATTAGCCAATTGTTGATTTAATTGTGCAAAAATTCTCACTTTAGATTTACCTAAAAGTTTAATTTCGTTTTGGTCTTCTTTGGTAAGTTTGTTAAGCATAATATTTACAGTTGGTGTGTAGAAAATCGTTCCATTCTCTCTACTACCTGCAATAGTGTCTGTAACTGAAGCTACACCCAAAGGCATAACATATTCATAAATAGTAGTACTATTCCAATCAATTGCGTCAATTTCTAATTTGTTAGTTGCGTCATAAGTGTATGATACATCTTCATCAAATACAGAAAAGAATATTTTCTTTACACCCCCACTGATTCTATTACAGTCGAGTCCCCTACCTTTTGTTAGTGCTGTACAAGCCATTTTATTTGTTTTTTTTAGGTTAAGGGAGGAAGGGTTTTACCCCCTCCTTCCGTATTATTTATTTTATTATGATTGGTAAACTATATCAGCTCCCACACCAATTTGAACACCTCCTGAGTAACGAGCAACTAGTCTCATATTGTCGCTTCCGTCAAGAGCAGCCATGTCCATTAAACTAATTCTTGTAGCGTCACTTAAAAGGTCAGTTCCGAAAAATAAGTTAGACTTCTCTGCTGCTACTAATTTGTTGTCTAACATTCCGTTACATACAGCGATTTTGTACCCTTCAAATACAGGTGCATAATCTCCGTTCATATTATAAGCATTAACATATCCTAAAGTAGATACTGCTGATACATATAAAGCGTAAGTCTTAGGTGACATATAAATATGTAAGTCTTCTTTTCTTAATACT